CCTCTCCTTGACTCTTTGATATATCAACTCACTTCCACCCTTTGCGTTCTTTGATGCTTCTACAACATCTTCGCTCACAGATGGTGGATTTACTGTAATGGTTTGATTTTCTTTTTGTTTTTGTTTCTGATTCTTGTTTTTAATCTTTTCTATTTTAGAATCATCAAACACCATTAAACTCATTCTGGCTCTCCAATCTTATCAAGGGATTCAACTTTTTCCAAAGCTTCCATTGCTTCTTTATGGGATTTGTCTTTTTTAAATAGATTTCGGATCTTTTCAAAGAGGGATTTAAACATAATTTTCCACTTACTTTATTATATTATAACAGATTGATTATATATTGTCAAGTTTTTTTTAAAATAAACTATACTGCTGGATTCCATTAAATTTGTGTGCAAGGAAACCATCTTTCCAAACTTCCACATCTTTACCACGTTGTTGCATAACGACTGCTTCATTTAATGCATCATCTAAATTATATTTTACTACTTTATTATCTTTTGTTTCAACCGAATACGTACTATGCAAGTTGGGGGATTGCATTTTGCTCCTATGAGTAGAATCCTGTCCTGCATATGTAATATGCATCTACAATATCAGAAACAGGGTTAGAAATTTTGGTTGATTTGGGAGACAATTCCTCTTTCAAATCAACATGAGTTTCGGACAAAAAAGTATCATACATCAATTCTTTATTGGCATTTCCCTTTCCTGTTGCGTGTTTCTTAATTACTGTAGGTGGTATTGTAACATATTTAAATCTTGCTTCCTGTAGTTTGTATTTGAGTACTCCAACATTTTCTGCGATATGAAAAACTCTTCCAGTTGCAGCGAATGCGTAATCCTCTAGATATATCTCACTGACTCTCCCACTGTACCACCGAACACATTCAATGGCCCAATTTGCAAGTCCAGAATATCTTTCCATTTCACATGAATATTTAGGATATTCGTATGCGTTGAACATCTTAAATGTATCTTGCGATTTGGTCTGTTTTATAAAATGAAATTTACAATCTTCAAATTTAATTTCTTTGTTAATTACTTCGGCCACACATATTGCAGGAGAAGTTAGAGAATAATCAATTCCTGCAACATATTTACAATTCTTCTTCTTCGTCATAATACGGCTCCATTAATATCCCACAAAACGCACAATGAAATGCGTGTTCTTCTGATGTAATATCATCTGGATCGTATGACATGGAATACATTGCATTACAATTACTACATTCTATATCTGTTTCGACTTCCATTTCTCTCCAATTATAGGTCTACAATTTCACAACCGCCATCTGCCGAACAAGCAAGTTCCTGCGAACCAGCGGTATAATCTCGTTGTTCGTATTTAGATAATATATTCCAATCCACATCTTGTGGTATGTCTTTTAATAATTCTTTATAATCTTCTTCTGTACAATCTTGATAGGGTGCTTGTCTGTAGGTATGATCACTAAAAGGTAAGAATGATATACCACTAATTGCATCAAAATTATCCCATACCCATGCACCTACTCCCATCCATTCATTTTCTTTGACCGAAATGGTAACAGATGGTTTGTGTTCGCACCAATGTTCTTGATAAGTTTTCCACAATTGTAACTGTGTTATTGCAGACATATCTTTTCTGCAAATTGCATCTTTGGGACTTTCCATTGGAAATGAAAATACTGTAGTGTGTTCTGGTTTGGTTACATCTGGTTCATTAGGAAATCCTGCTTCTTTCATCATCTTACAAAGTGGATCTTTGTTATCTGCCCTTACTGTCCTAATATAAAAGGGATTATGACGAGCATGAATTCCACTTGCAGAATCAACAAGCTGAGACACAGTGCCACTAGGCTTAACACAAGTAATAGCTGCACTACGTTGGACACCCAATCGTTCAGACCACTCTTTGTTTGTTTCAACGGCCACTGTTCTAAGTTCATCCAATAATTTTTCCAGTCCTTTTTTGTTTCCATTTGTAAATTTATTGTCTAAAATTCCTGTTAAAGAGACACCTAAAAGTCTTTCTTCTGAGCAATTACGTTCCCATTCTTTTGTGAGGTATTTGAAATTTGTAAGGGTTGACTGAAACGTGCCAAGGATTGTTGCAGTCCTAACTTTCTTAGTAAGAGATTCGGGAGTGTCATGTCCTCTGACAACGACTTCCGACAAGTTACAGAATTCTCTGCTTCTAAGAATGATTTCAGAACAAGGGTTTGTGCCAAAATCAGACTTAGGTTCTCTTCTGAGAATGAATCCACCTTCTCCATCTTCTTCCCTTTCATTTAATGATGCAACTTGCTTCATTGCAGACTCACCATTATATATTCCACGTTCACCAGATTTGGAATCATAAAGAGACAACCACTCCCTCATGAAAGTTCCACTATCGGGTTTTTCTTTATAGTTGATTGAATTATTTGCAAGTGCTCTTTGGACATCCACTTTCCACCACTCACCAGATTTTGCAAACCTCATTTCTCTGTCGTTGAGATCTGAAAGACTGATCAACGCACTTCTACGTACACCACCAACCACAACAATTTCTGCAATTTTACAAACAATATCATGTGCTTCTATGGGTCTGAGTTTTCTTCCTGCTGCTTCTTTAAATATGTTTGTTGAGAAATGAAACAAATCATCCAATGGTTGTGGGCCAGATGCACGACCTCCAAATGTCTTGAGAGGTTTTCCTGCGGCACGAACTTTAGACAAATCCCACTTTGGAATTTGGCCCGTCCACAATAAACTGAGTAATTCTTTGAATGCTTTTGCCCATCCCAATTTGGAATCTGCGACAACAATGGTTGTATCAGTTGGATGGAATTCTTCTGCAATTGTTGGTAATTGTGAAACATGATTTGTTTCTACACTAAATCCTACTCCTGTTCCGTTCATAAGAACATATAAAACTTCGTCAAAAGATCTTGGAGAATCTATTTTAACATATGAGCAATTATATCCTGCAATATTCTCTTTTCGTAATGCATCTCCTGCTGTCATCAAACATCTCATAGATGGCATAACATTGAGACTCATTACTTCATTTTTAAGTTCTTCTAATTCTCCATTTTCTAGATCAAATTTACACATATCTTTAAGATGTTCTTGAAAAAAATCAAAATAACGATTGACTGTTTCTCCCCAAGTTTCTCTTCGTTTCTTGTCGTAATCCCATCTAGCATAACGTGATAGATGAATAAATTGCTGATATTGTGTGGGCAAAGTGATGGGATTGGTTGAGTTCATTTTTTCCTCCATTCGGCTAGGTGAGTTTTTGCGAGCAGACTTTCGTAAGTGTTTTTATTTATTATTTCGGATAAGTTGAAAATTCCAGACAGAAACATATCATTCAAATCTTTCTTCTTTTCTGTCAGAGGCCAGATACAGATTTTCCAACCCCTATCTATTACCTTTTCCATTCTGGAAATGATCTCCTTATTTCTAGGTTCATTATCAAAAACCATCGTTCCTCTTCCTTCATCCATTGCATTTCCTATCTCTTTATGAGATGAAAACTTTATATCTGATCCTGCCATTGCAATGCAATTTGGTAGGAAGAAAGAATCAAATGGCCCTTCAACAACATAAAATTGTTCCTCTAAATTCAATCTATCTAGACCAAAAATCTTAGAAGAATCTTCATCCATCTTAATCGTGATGTAACGAAGCAAAGTATTAGTAAATGCTCGTCCTTGAAATGTTATAAGATTTTTATTCTCATCATAAAAAGGAATTATTATTCTTTGTTCGTTTTCATTCAGATCATAATCTTTCTTTGTCATGTCTTTGACAAACTTTTTAAAATCCTCTGTATAATATAGGTAACTTAAAAATTGAGAAGGAATTGCACGATTGACCAGATATTTTTTTGCAAAATGATTATCTTCCAGTTCCGAAATTTTAGGTAAATCTATCTTGGTATGGAACTTTGGTTTTTCGTGTTTGAATATTGGATTGGGTGTATTTGTTCCTATGCCAGTTACTCCTTCCTTATATCGCTCCAATGCATACTCTTTATATATTTCTCCATCAAATTGTTTTAAGAAATTGGAGAAGGTATTGCTTTGACCACAGTTATGACACCGAAAGAACAAATCGGTTCGTTTCTGGTAGAAATAACCTCTGGCTTTAGTTTTACTTTTTTGGGAATCTCCGCAAAATGGACAACGAAAGTTATACAGTCCATCGTTCTTCCTTTTAAACATAGGAAGTCTTAGAGATATAAGATTTACGTACTTAGTATCAATATAAGAAGGCATAATAAATTTTAGATGTGGTTTTATTGTGATACTGTAAGTATATCACATTCATGACAAAAAGTCAATCTCTAATTCACATATTTTGGTACTACATGAGTGAGTAACCATGCCACAAAGGTTGCAGCACCGATGGTAATCCATCTCCATCGTTCTAGAGATTCTAATTTTGTGTAGATTGAATTTATATCAGTATTCATTCTTGTTTCGGTTTTATCAACCATCATATTCATTTTATCTTGAAGATCACCAATACGAGTATGAAGAATTTTCATCTCTTCACGAAACTCTTTATCGGTCATTCTGTTGACATCTTGTGCGGCTAACAATCTACCAATATTTTCTGAAAGTGCATTGAGTTTGGTAGAAGTATCGGATAATTTGACCATGAGGCCGTCAAGTTCTTTAGACCGATACTCATCTTTTATTTTAAGTGTCTGAACTTCCGATTTAAGCTGTAGGATAGATTCGTGTTCGGGCATACATTAACTCTGCTGGTCTAACTTCTTCTATGAATTGTTTAATAAAATGTGCAAACGCTTTCGGTGCAAATGTGCTGTTATGCACCGACCACGATTCACCATTCAATTCTGGATCGTGACCATTATTATGTATCTCAACCGAACTATCTTCATTATCTGTGAGTTTCCATGTAGACCTAGATTTATTGATCCACTCACCACTCATCACTTGTTCTATTGAATCATTTGCATCTGCTTGCAAATATTCTTTGAATTTCATCATAACTATTTTCCATGTCTAAGGTATTGCATACATCCTGTAGAAGAATCCATCACTATAATGGGTTTCTTTGGATACTTTCTTGCATATGAACGGATATATTCTCCTATTTCGTCTTCACCAACATATTTTTTATATCTGTCATATCGTTTTTTTCCAAGCCGGGATTTATGATATAAAGATGGGTCAACTGCAAATACATCTTTTCCTGCAAACCTTTTCATGACCATACCATTTGGTGGTTCTCCAAGAGATTTCCCTCTTGTTGCAATTCCACCAGCAACTGTAGTAGGCGCATCTTCTATTAGAATTTTTTCTAGATTGTTTAAAGTTCTTGTGTCAAATTCCGAATCTTCTTTATAAATTTTTTCAAAGTTATCAAAAAACTGTAATTCTAATTCTTCTGAATTTGCGTTTGGATTCTCTGATTCTTCTTTGATAAGAAAAAGTGCAGCAGCATAAGATGCGATTTTAGATTTACCGCCTGGGATTTTTCCCATTAATTTTTTAATATTCCATATCAAAGTGTCTGAAAGAGTATATGCATCTTTTTCGTCTTGTGTCTTCAGATCTCTTCTTCGTTTGAGAATATTACCCTTCTCATCTACGATTCCCAATTCAAATGCTTTTGTTTTTTCAAAAGGAGTTACCAGTTTCTTCAAAAACTGATAAACAAAATATATATTTCCAATTCCTGCAAGGATTCCCATTCTATTCTATCTTCCTTAGTTCCTTAATTGTTGTCTCATTCAATGGTATAATTTTTGTATTCAAATCTTCTCCGTTTATACCCTTAACTGTATCGGGCAAACGATTTAGAAAAATCAAAAATGGTTTAAGGATTGAATAGAACTTTTTTTCTACTCTGAAGAACAACATACGAGTTGCGGCTTCGTTCTCAAACACATTGTAGATAACAATCAAATGGTTAAGTATAAGATTAACCCTCAACTCTCCTGTTTCAAGAAACCGATTAAACAATCTCTTGACATATTTTATTTTATTCAAATCATCATTAAATTCTTCAACTGAAGTACATTGTGGATTAATGTAGTACTTAGTTGCAAACATAATATAATTTGTTTCATTCAAATCATCAAAAAGGCTCATACCTTATCTCATGTTACGATGATGCAATTGCAGCCCCTAAAGTTATCCTCAACCAACTAGATCCGTTGTATACTGCAAGACAAGGACTTCCGCCCGCACCATCTGATACATATACAACTTGCCCCGCGGCCGCACTTGAAATTGCAGCAGTATTTGCAGTATTGGCAGAAGGAACTTTAAAAAGATTCTGAATTGTAATCTTTTTTGTTTCTGTTGTAGATGAATCTGAAATTAAAACCAGATCATCTTTTACTGGTGCTGTAAGTGCATTTAATTCACTTATCCTTTTGTCCGCCATCTTTCTCTTTATCTAAATCGTTGATTGTGGGTGTAAGATCTTCTACTTTTTGTTCTTCCACGAATTCATTGCACAAAAGAATTGCACCTCTCATCTGAAGAATTTCACCATTAGTAGTCTCTAATTGCTTTTCCAATTCAACCTTCTTGTCAACAAGAGAATTATAATTGGCAATCAATCCGTCACGTTTTTCTTCAATATTTTTAATATCCATTCTGTTTCACTTTTAATTATGTTTCAAGAAATTGGGGGAAAATTAATTCCCCCAAATAACTACCAATTACTGATTA